TTGCTCAACCTGAGCACAAAGGAAACGATTGAATGTCAGCCGCAATAGAAGTCAGTGAAGGAATTCCGGTTGAAGGCCGGATGTTCGAGACGCCGCAGATTAGTCTCGATCACCAGAAACCACGCTACGTCACCTTTCTCGGCAGCCTGATCGACCGCGAGACGTTCACCAACAAGCCGTGGACAAAGGGTGGAGGAATTATCGTCGGCAACCCCTGCCTGCGCTACGTGAAGAACTTTTTGCGCAAGGGTCGCATCACGCCCGTTTTGAAAGACACCCACGATTACCGTCCGGTGGATCTGTGGAAGCGTGCGAGCGAGGGCGACTCAAGCTACTTCCCACAACCCATTCCTCAGGGCTACGTCCCGCCCAACCTTCCCGATGGCGGAGGGCCAACCAAGCACGGTTACATGATGGGCAAACTCGTCCTGCCTGGCGAGCAGATCACCGCTATCACCGAAGGGACGGCAGCGATTGCGCATGGCGGCCTGCGTCGTGGAGTGGTGGAGATCACCTCGTTGAAGGGTCAGGAGTACAAACCCAAGGACCTCGGAAATGGTGTCTACACTGATGAGACGATCTGGGAGATCCAGCGAGTTATTTTTCCGAACTATCCCATCGTCCCAGTCCTGATTGACGATGTAGGGCGAATGATTCAGGCGGCCAAAGAGCACACCGTTATTCGTGAAGTGGTCGACGATTACGAACGGAGCTGGGAGCAGTTTCGCGAGTATGCCAACGTGACCATCCGGCACACGCACTTCACGATGAGAGAAATTGCCGGCGCGTCACATGGATATATCCCCACCTACACCGCAATGGATCTAACACTACTTGAGCAGTTAGGTCTGGCGCGGCAGGATGAGGAAATCCGCAAGAACACGGCCCCGTCAGGCGATCCCGAACTAAGGGATATGTTCAAAGCGTGGATGCAGGCGAACATCGAAGAAAAACAGCGACTGGCCGAGCAGGCGATCCGCACGGCCCCGCTTGACCAAAACACAATGGCTGCTGCCCCGATTAAGGGTCAAGACGGCTATCCCGGTCAGTCAGGTTATTCAGGGTATTCAGGGCAAGTCGTCGAGCAGGCGCAAGCGGAGTTCGTCAAGACCGAGGCCCAACATTTCTGTGAGTGCGGTAAGCAGTTCGGCACGCCCCAAGGCTTGACCATGCACAAATCACGACACTGTCCACTAAAGAAGACAGCAGAGACTGAAAGTACACAGACGGAGGCGTAGCAGCGTGACTCCTCAAGATCCGCAGTGGAGAAAAAAGAAACCGGACATAAATGAGCCGGTACCCATCCCTGAACGGCTGGATCCGATGGTACCCATGCACGAAGAGGTGCTTAAGGAGTATAAGCCCTTAAAAAAGTGGAAAAGAGGGCTCAGAAGCGTGAGGCCAAGCGGCCAGCCTAAAGGACAACCCTTCAACCAAGGAAGGATCGGTTAATTGCCCTCAATTTACGACCTAATGAGCAATGTCCGGACGCGCCTTGGCGATCCTAGAAGCCAGCGGCCCGGCGACATGCAACTGCTCAATCAGGTCATGACGCAGACCCGCGTAGTCAAACGTCACCGAAGAAATACGGGTATTCAGTGGGACTACAATGAACTGGTAATTCAGGTGGTGCCGAACAATTCGGTCTACCAGATCACGCAAACAGACTTCGGCACCCCTCTTGCAGTTATCTCTTACGCCCCGACCCTGCAAACTTGGATTCCCCGACTAATCCCATTTTTTGGCCCGCAGAATCTTCCCTATGACTGGGGGTTGATGAACAATATTGCGGGAAGTGCCTACACACCCTGGGATGGATCAAACTGTACCGCTCAGCGATGCGCGTTCTACTGGAAGGACAACCAACCTTACATTGACTTCTGGCCGCTTCCGAACCTGAACTGCGAATACCAGGTCAGGTATCTGGCCAACGCGAACGGCACTTATGACGCTGCCCTCACGTCTTCACCTGTGCAACCGGAAGATGCGGATCTCATTGAAGTCCGGGCCAGCCTCGCTTTATTACCGATTACGGAATGGATGTCACCGGAAAGCAAAGATGGGCGATTGGCCAATGCCGAACGACGCCGCGATCTATCACTCTCGCTCTCGGCCGAAGAACGCGAACTCACCCGTCAATTTGAGGCCGCCGCACTGAATTTCTCAGGTCCTCGCTTGCACGACAGGTGGAATCCCTGTGTCGGTTGAGCAAACAGAGCCCCTTATCAACGGCGCCGACCTGCCCGATCACCCTGCTCACACCACGTCACTAAAAGTCACTGAATACTTAACCGTGCGAGACGCCGAAGACGGAACTACGCTGCGCAGAGGGTTGCACGAAAACGAGATCAGGGTTTTAGCGTTGGGCCAGCAGATGGCGCTCGGACATTTGTATCGCTACACGATGCGCAATAAACACATTTACCACACCCGAAAGGCGGTCATCATTGACGTGGAGTGTTCTGAGTTATAATCCCCGCCGTGTCCACACGCACCTTTGACGTCCTGCTCCGCGACCTCTTAGCTCTCTCATCTGAAGATCGCGAAGTACGCCTCAAACGCCTCCGCGAGAACAACCCTGAAGGCTATAAGAAGCTCGAACAGTATCTGAAGTCTCATCCTGGTGCGCCTCATGAAGCACAAGGGTATGAACACTTACTGCGGCGGATCGGCCACCAGACCTTCACTCGCCCCTTCGCTCCCATTCAACATAGATTCTGGGAATGGAACTGGTCATGTCTGCAAAAGGTGATGCAGAGCATCCGGCTGGAGTCGCGCGAGAAGATCGGCTTTCTCCCGTGGCCCAGAGAAACGGGAAAGAGTTCAACTGTAGAGTGGGCCTGTATTCTCGAAGGCGCCTTACTCAAATCCGGCTATGTAATCTACCTCTCAGCCAAACAATCCCAGGCAGTCGATCACGTCGTCGCGATTCGCGATCGCATTGAGTCGGAAAAGGTTGCTGAACTCTACTCATGGCTCGGCAGACCGAAGCTCGGTACCCACGGAAACAAGTTTGGCTGGGGACAAGAGTTCTTAATGACCGGAGGTGGTTGGGCCATCCGTCCCGTTGGTGCCGACGTAGCAATGCGCGGCGGCAAGGCGATCAATATCCGTCCGACCCTGATCGTGGTCGACGACTATGACGAACTCGATGACTCACCCCACGTCGTTGAGCACAAAGAACACATGCTCACCCGCGCGATCCTGCCAATGGGTGACGCGAACACGCGAGTCTTAGTCCCACAGAATCCCATCCATGCAAATTCAGTTGTTAATCGCATGTTGACGGGAGTAAGTCTCGCGCTGGCCCAGAGAACGGTATTCGGGGACATCAACGAAGATGGGACGCTCAGCAGTAAGCCGATTCCAGCCGTAAAAGGATTGGTTTACGAGATACGCCAGGCTGACGAAGGGCCGTACACCGAGATCACGCAAGGCGAGTCGAACTGGCCCGGCATCTCCGTCAAAGACTGGGAGGGCACCTTGAATCGTGTTGGGCCAGAGGCGTTCAAAGCCGAATACCAGCACGACATGACGGTCAGTCTCGAGGAACGAGTGCTACCGGAATATGATGATCGCCTGCTCAGACTCCACGTAATTACCTGGAGCCAGTACGAAGCGAAATACAAAATGCGCCGGATTCCCTCAGACTGGCCCTGCGATGCGGGACTCGATATCGGGTACTCCGGATCGCACAAAAGCGCGTGGACATTCCTTTCCAAGACCCCGATGGGCTATGAACTCTCGGGATCAATCTTTCGCTATCGTGGTCGAACCTTTACCGGAATCGGCATAGACGAACAGTCAGTCATCATTCGCAGTGAACTCTGGCCCGATGAACAATTACAACGTGAATTCATGTCGCATGAGAAACTGGGCGAGAGGTTGGTTCTGGCCCAGAAGCACGGCTGGCACTTCCAACCATGCGACTCAGCAAAGACCGCTGGCATCGCGCAATGGCGGCATTTCTTACGACCTGACCGCTCCCAACCCCACCCTTTCCATAGAGACGAAAAAGGAGTTGATGGGCGGTGGAAACTCGGACGTCCGGCATGGTTCGACATCGTTGACGACGATCAATTCTTCAGCCCGCATGATGATAAGGGATTGAAACGACATCGCGACGGAGCCTTCAACTGGCGACAGGTTCCAGTAAAACTCACTGATAAAGGA